CGCCGCGTGAAGCGCCAGCGCAAGAAGGTCGAGGCGGATGACTAATGACCTCGGGAGTCATCTATATAATTCCCCTTACTTGCCATGCCTAATGGGTATGCCTTCATCCATTAGCAGTCATCAGAAAGCCTATTGACAAAGCTAATAGCACTGCTAATTGTGCTAATCATGACGCCGGATCTCTCAACACGAGTTCAACTCGCTGGATGGACGCAGCAGGCGCTTGCCGATGCCTTAGAGGTCACGCAAGGCGCGGTCTCTCAATGGATGAACAAGCGCGTTCCTGCCGAGCGTGTTCTTGAGTTTGAAAAGCTAACCGGCATCCCGCGCCATGAGCTGCGACCCGACATCTACCCCATAGAGCGCGAAGCGCAGCCCGGCGAGGCGGCGTGATGAGGCAGCGCAAGCCATATGTCGTCGGCCATGACGCGCCATCGCTGTTCATCCCTGACGTGGAAGCCTCGCAGCCGCCGAGGAAATCAGTCGCTCAATGGCGTCAGCACATCGCACGGCTGCTTCGGAAGTCCAGAAAGCCCGGTCGTCCGATAAATCTGAGGGGCCTTCATATCCCGCCGAAAGAGCGCGGAGGTCTGACATGAAGGCTTCCACTGTTGCACGATCTGGCAACCCGGCCATGAAATTGGCGAGGAGCACTTCCGTCACGAAGCGGCAGGCCATCGTCTCAGCGCCCAACCGGGTCAGCTCGTGTTTGAAATGCTCGTCAAGCGCTGCAATGCGCCGCTCAATTTCGTCGGTCATGTCAGGTCTCCGTTTCGCTGAAAGCCTGTCACGGCGGTCAGTGCCTGTCGAATCTGCGAGGGCCGCGTGATGGAAGGGAATACACATGGACACGGACATAGTCATAGCCATCCTTGGCTTGATCGGCAGCATTGCGTTGCTGCTTCATTCGCTCGTACTTCTGTTCGTCACGTTGACCGCGCTGCGGATTGTGAAAACGCTGCGCCGTGACGACGATGACGGCTGCGGGCCGTGGGCGGGCATGTGATGGCCCGGAAATGCGCAATCATTGTGATCGCATTTTTGATCATCACAGCACCGCTATGTATTTGGGCGGCTTACAGGTTCACCGCCGACTCTGAGCTGTGCCTCGCCATTGGTTTTGTGGCTTTCATGCTGTTTCCGTTCCTGTCGTTGCTGGCGGAATCTCCATGACCCGTTCATTCTCCATACGCCGCGAGGGGCGGCGGGATCGCAGGGCAGGGGGCCTTGCCTGCGCGAGCGCCATTCGTGGGCAGCGCGCCACCCCGCGCGCACCCCTCACTCATTCTCACTCCGCTCGCCACACCACCAGTTCCTTTCTGGCGGGCGGCACACTGGCCGGGCGCGGCCTCAAACCGCGTCCGGTCATTTTTCCATTTCAAACCTGCAACCACCCGCCGCGCCAGCACGCCAATGCTGACCGGCATCGTCTCATCGTCTCGTTCCGCCTCCATGTCTTGAGCCTCCCATCTGTGCATCAACCGATAGGAGAAAAGACGTGCCGTATTCTCGCACCAAATGGGCCGGAAAATCTCACCCCCCTCAGGAGGTCGATATGACCGCCATAAGCCTGAGCGATCTGCGCGGAAAATCACTGCGTGAGGTAGTGGGTGAGCGTCTTCGTGGCCTGCCCACAAAGCTCATCAGCCGTGCCACGGGCCTCAGCGCCCGCCACACCAAGGCGTTTCGCGCTCCTGAATCTGCGAGCGCACGGAAGGAAAATCTATGGATGGAAAACCAATGACCAATGACCCGACACGCGCGGCGTTTGATCGCGTCAAGAACATCCTCACTGAGATCAACGGGCTTCGCGATGATCTTGCCGATCTGAAGGTTGAGTATGTCGAAGCGAACAGTGCCGCTCTCACCGCCGTTGCTTGGGGAGACATCGTCGCCGTCGCGCGCAAGGCCGTCATGGACTCTGCGGCGCGTGAGAAAGCCGAGCGTAACCGCAAGCGCCGCGATGAGCTTGAAGGCCAGCTTGGGCTTGATCTGTGAACCCTGCGGAGGATGTGGTTGTGGACTTGGTTGACCGGAGGATGATGCCGTTACGCGCCGCACGGACGCGCGCGCACAGCATTTCCATATCCGTGCCCGCTGAGGTGCTGGAACTACACGGGCTCGCCATTCCCCCATCTGTGAATGAGTTATTCGCCAATGTGCCGGGACGGGGCCGTGTGAAGTCTGAGCGATACAAGGGCTGGAAGAACGCCGTCGGCTGGGATGTGAAGGCGCAGCTCAAGGGCCGTCGTGTCTCTGGCCCGGTGCATCTTTCCTACCGCTTCGGTGAGCAATCGACCCGTGCGGACCTCGGCAATCTGGAAAAAGCCGCGACCGACATGCTGGTCGATCTGCAAGTCATCGACGGCGATGACAAGAAAGTCGTGCGCCGTATCTCTCTCGAATGGTGCGATGCGCCGGGCTTCAGCGTTCGCATCGAGCCGGTGGTCATGCCGGTGAAGGCGAGGGCCGCATGGGGCAACCAGACAACCAAGTTCGATGAGGTGGCCTCATGAACAAGTGGCCAGAAGAAGCCGTGCAGATCATCCGCGACATGGTGCCGACCGGCGCGAGCTTCCGCACCATCGCCGATGCGGTCAACGCATATCTCGGTGGCGAGGTCTTCACGCGTAACGCGGTGATCGGGAAAGCCTACCGGCTTGGCATCGCCTCACCGCTGACGCGCTCCGAGCACATGGCGACATCCCACGCCGAGCGGGCGGCTATGCAGGGCAGGGTGCTTGTGAAGCGCCCCACAGTCGCACGCTCAACCCGCACGCTCTCGTTCGTCGGCAATGGCACGCTGAAATGCGCGCCGCTTCCAAAGCCGCGCAAGATGCCTGTCGTTCGTGATGTCGCCGTTCTGCAGAACGACACCAAGGGCTGCCAGTATATTTGGGCAGATCCGCGCGAGGATCCAAGCAAATGCGGCAAGCCCCGCGCCATCGTGACCACCAAGCGCGGTGAAAGCATCTCAAGCTACTGCCCAGGCCATCACGCGCTCACCCATCGCAGAGGGCAGCATGAGCGCGCAGGCTGAGAATGGCGTGGGCACACGCGATCCACTTGATGAACTGGTGGATGTTGAGGCTGAGCGCGACGTGCTCGGAGTGATTTTAGCGCGCCCAGATGCGTTCGATGTGCTTGGCCCTCTTACATGGCAGCATTTCGGATCCGCAGAGGCCGGACGGGTGTTCAAGATCGCGAGCGAGCTTCGCGATAAAGGGCGCACGATCTCAGTATTCACCGTTGCAGGCGCTGTGCGTGATGTGGAGCGCGAACAGGGGCAGCCTGACTCAAAGCCGCTCGACTGGCTCAACCAGATCGCACTTGACGCGACAGCGAGCATAAGCGCCGCACGAGAGAGCGCGGATGTGGTGCGCGAGCTGTATCTGCGCCGCCGCCTGACATGGATCGGTCAGGGCATCGCCAATGACGCCGCTGCCATGGAAGCCGATGACGCGCCCGCCGATCAAATCAGCCGGGCTGTGAACGCGCTGCAAGACCTGCTGCCGGATGCCGTCAAGCCCACAGGGGCAGACCTTGGTGCTTGCGCCAATGCGGTGCTGGCGCGGGCCTTCAACCCAGACGCCGCCCGTCAGAGCGCCATGCCTTCCGGCTTGTCGGCACTGGATGAGCGCACCGGCGGCTTCAAGCCGGGGGAGTTGATTATCGTGGCGGGTCGCCCAGGCATGGGCAAGTCGCTGTTTGCAGGTTCCATCACCCGCGCTGTGATCGAGGCAGGCTATGCCGTTGCATCATTCCAGCTTGAGATGACGGCAGAGGATTGCGCCACGAGGTTTATCGCTGACCTTGCCTCCAGCGAACGTGAGCGCGTCTGGTATTCGACTATGCGGAAGGGCGAGGTTCTGCAACGCCACCAGCCTGCCATCGAGCGGGCCGCGCTTGAGCTGGAACACTGGCCGCTCCTGATTGATGACCGCAGCGGGCTGAGGGTGGTGGATGACATCCTTTCCACTGCGCGCACGGCCAAGCGTGACTTTGAGGCCAAGGGCCAGAAGCTCGGTCTTGTCGTGGTCGATCATATCGGCCTCGTTCAGCCATCGACCGACCGGCGCGGCAACAAGGTCGCGGAGATGACCGACATATCCGGCGCGATGAAGCGCATGGCCAAAGAGTTGGGCTGCGTTGTGCTGGCCCTGTCTCAGCTCAACCGTGGTGTGGAGGGCCGTGACGATAAACGGCCCTTGCTGTCAGACCTGCGCGAATCCGGCTCACTCGAACAGGACGCCGATGCAGTGCTTCTGCTGTACCGGCCAGCCTACTACCTCGAACAGAAGCGGGCCGTGATGGCCCCGGCAGACTTCACAGCCAACATGGAAGCCTGCCGCCATGTCCTTGAGGTCAACAGCGCCAAGGTGCGCGGCGGTGCAGCAGGCATTGATGTGGTCGATATCGACGCGGCCACAGGTTCAATCCGAGACAAAGGGGTGCTTGATGTCTGACGATCTTCCCGCGCCCATGGTGCCGCCTGAGTGCGATCTGCGGGGCATGCCATACATGCCGCTGGATCTCATGCGCCTGTTTGACAGCGACCTTTACGCGCTCTCGACCGGCGATGAGTTCAAGGCCGCGCTGACGTTGTGGGGCAAGGCGTTCCTGCAAGTGCCTGCCGGTTCATTGCCGGATGATGATCGCGTGTTGGCGCATCTCAGCGGCGCAGGCGTGAAG